GTAAAAAAGCCCGGGAACCTCTATGAAGCAGCCCTCTACACCAAAAACGAGGACTTCCAGCAGTGGGACAAACCCATGTCGCAGCAAAGCAAAAGCAACCAAGAACTTTGGAAGGCTACCGAACATGGCACAGAAGCAATAGGGAAAACCATATACCGTGAATTAGCGGCAAAGATGGGAAAAAAGGAGGCGTCAAAGTATCTGGAAAAAAGAGGCATCAAGGGCATCAAGTTTGCCGACAAAGGAAGCCGGGATACACACACGATAGTCATGGATGGCAATAAGTATGCGGCACGAAGCAATCGCACAGAAGACTACGGAAAGGTATCTGAGAGTTTCCAGACCCGCGAAGCCGCAGAGAAGTGGGTCGCCTCACAGGGCACCAGCAACTACGTCGTCTTCAACCCCAAGGACCTTGAGATACTCAGGATTCTCGGCATCACGGGAGCCGTTGCTGGCGGTGCCTCCCAAATACCACAGAGAGCGCAGAATGGCCCTCAACTCTGAAGAAACCGAAATGGGGAGCAGCTGATGCCTGGAGAAGCTACGTATTATATGCCTGACGAAGCCAAGGCAGCTTCGCGCAAGAAACAGGCAGCACTCAACAAGAGGCTTGAAGCCAGACGCAAGGCCGCCTCCACAAAGGCTGATAGCAAACGCAGAGGTGCGAAGTAGATGCTCTCACCTGAAGAAACCGTACTATGGAAGAAGGAAGCCTACAGGCGCAGGCTGGCCATAGAAGATTTCTCCAGATACCGAGCCTTCATACACGAAGACTACCAGGAGTGGTCCTACGTCACGGTCATCAACAACCTCCTAAAGCGCGTCCTTGCCGGGGAGACCAAGAGGGTCATCATCAACATGCCCCCGCAGCACGGCAAGACCATGTCCGTATCCGAGGACTTCGCCTCCTACTGCATGGGCAAGGACCCCACGCTCAACGTCATAGGCTGTGCCTTCAACAGCGACAGGGCCGATGAATACGGAGAGATGGTGCGCGACAGGGTCAAGTCCCCGGAATTCCAGATGCTCTTCGAGGACATCAACCTCTCTGCCGACTCCCAAGCCAAGAGCAAGTGGTCTATTGAACACAAGGGCAAGAAGAAGGGCACATACTACGCCGCCGGTGTCGGCACGGCACTCACAGGCCGTAAGGGCGACATCATGATCATCGATGACTATTTCAAGGACCGCAAAGAAGCGGACTCGGAGATAGTCAGAAACGACCTATGGCGATGGTATCACTCCGTATTCAGGGAAAGACTGGCACCGGGAGGGACCATCATCATCCCGTGTACAAGGTGGCACGACGACGGCCTCGTTGGAAGGCTTCTGGAGCAGCAGGGACACTTGTGGGAAGTCCTCATCATCCCCTCCGAAGCAACATCCGACGACGACATCCTCGGACGCAAGAAGGGGGAGTTCCTCTGCGATGCCGTGGGAGGCAGCCGCTATGGAAGAGAGGACTACGAAGAGAAAAGGAAGTACATGCCCCCCTACGACTGGGCGGCCCTACACCAGCAAAACCCCGCACCCGATGAGGGCATAGAATTTCAAAGAGACTGGTTTCAAGAACACAACGGAAGCCCCTGGGGGTCTACGCGGTATCTGACCGCCGACTTCTCATACACCGACAAAAACAACTCCGACTCCTCAGTCATATGCGCCTGGGATGTAGACCACAACAACGACTGGTACCTCGTAGACCGATGGTCGGAAGTATGCACCCCCGACATCTCAGGGCGCGTCTTCTGTGACATGCTCCAAGAACACAAACCTCATGAGGCCCTTGTCGAGAAAATAGACTGGAACTATGCGACTCATATCATACAGCAGATGGACGAGCGCAACATCAACGTCTACGTCGAAACTCTGTCTGCTGCCGGTGACAAGAAGTCCAAGGCCACAGCCTACCGGGCACACTGCGCCCGAGGGAAAGTCCACCTCCCCAAATCTTCATGGACCGAAGACTTCATCCACGAACACCTCCGGTTTCCCAACGGGAAACACGACGACCAGGTAGACAACGGCTCACTCTTGGGACGACGCATGGCCATGGTACGTGCCCCCTCTGTGAAGTATACGAAGATGCACTACAGCCCCAACACGGGACAGCACATCATAGACTCCCTGAAACCCAAAGACCACGCAGTTACGAGGCTGGCATGACCGGTTACGAGAAGACGCGCCAAAACATTTTCGGCTCGACATCAATCCTGTCACAGGTGAAGATAAATGGCTGAACAGATCCCCATGTCCGATGCCGAGCAGAACTTCTGGTTCTCCACAATCGAAAACAGAAAGAAGCTCATGGAGAACCACCACGCAAGGTGGAGGAAGCTGCAGCGGCGCTATGAACTCAAGGGCATAGCGATTGCCGGTCTCGAAGAGAATGAGATTGTGAAAATCTCCAGACTCTACCCCATGGTCCGCAAGATCGTCAATGGCATAGCCCTGAAGTACCCCAAGATCTTCATAACCCTGGAAGACGAAGAGCGCGTAGGCCTCGGCCTCGAAGATTCCCTGGAGCTTGCAGGCAACGACGGCATGAAGCGCATGGACATGAAGCCCCACGTACGCCAGGGACTTTTGGATACCATATTCTGCTACAGGCCGTGGTGGAAGATAGAGCTGGCTGCAGACTCCGTATCAGGAGTAATAAGCACCAGAGACATCGAGGGCTTTACGAAGTTCCAGCGCGTAGACCCCACAAAAGTCTTCGTGGAGCCAGGAACCCTGCCCCACGACTACAAGTCGTCACCCAACATCATCGAGGAGATGGACGTCCCCCTCGCATACCTCATGGAGTCTCCGAGGTTCAAGCACGCCAAGTCCCTCCTTGCAGCATTCGAGAAAGACAACAAGTCCACCATGTTTGAAGAGACCTTCGGTGGTGAAGACAAAGAAGCTCAACCGGAGATGGAGAAGGCCCGCCAACTCCAGAGACTCACGACGTGCTACGAAATCCACGACCGCATGAAGGGACACCGCAAGTTCCTCATACTCGGCGGTCGCCAGGACGGCAAGACGACGGGATTGGTACTTGAGAACATCAACCACCCCTTCCTTGAAGCCGAAGCCAAGAAGGCAAAGAACCAAAAGGGCGAAGAGAAGGACATAGAATACACAAGACCCTCCGGGGCAAAGTTCATCATAGAAGGGGGTCTTCCCTACTACACGGACTCCTTCGACCTGTCTGACAAGTTTTATGGAGAACCCCTGGCATCCTATGAGGAGGAAGTCGAGAAGCTGACGATGGAAAGCCAAAGTCGTCGCGCCGACAACCTCCAACGCCTCAAGCGCATCACTCTCATCGACAATGACGCCAAGGAAAACAACCCGCAGTTCCCCCAGGATCTCAAGATGTCCGGTGACGGCTCCATGCTCCCCGTAACGGTACCACAAGGCAAGAGCATCCGCGACGTCGTCGTAGGCGTAGACTGGGGAAGCCCACAGCCCGACCAGATACTCCTGGAGCGCGATGCCAAGGCCGACGAGGAGCACCTCATAAACGTAGATGCCCCCGGAGGACGTACAGCCACGGAGTCCGCAATCTCCGCAGGACCCGCAGAACTCAACAGAGCCTCCATGCAGACAGTACCCCAAGACGCCTACGCATGGGGCATAGGAGCCATGCTCGACATACAGGCCGACCCCCGCTATGAAAACAAAGCGTGGCTGGATACCCTGTCGCGCAAGGGCAACGTCTCCCCCGATGTCGCCGTGGGCGAGGGATGGCTGCGAGTAAAGCGGCAGATCCACATCATAGCCGAGAGCATGACACCCCTGTCGGAGCAGAAGAAGAGGGACACCAACCTGGCATTCGTAGACAGGTTTATAAACAACCCCCTCATAGACCAGCGCAAGCTCCTCCTCAGAGCCGCCGAGTCTCTGGATATCTCCGACCCCGAAGGCCTCATGCGCGACGACTACAACACCGACGCCACGCGCTCGGCACAATTTGAACTCATCAACTACGCCTTTATCGGCCAGCCCATACCCGATTCCGTCAGGGGCGAAGACCACCAGACGCACATGCAGGTCCAGGACCCCGAGGCTGTGCAGGGGATGCCCGAATTCAGGAATCTACAGCCACAGCTACAGCAGATAGCCATGCAGTCCTTGCAGGCGCACCTGCAGACACACCAGCAACGCATAGACGAAGAGTC